GATGGATTGGTGCAATATTGTCTGTCATAATAAATTTGTTAAGTATTTTAACTAAACCCCATTCTTCCAATAAGTTTGCAATTGCATTCCGTCTTTGTATATCATTCTCTGAAATATTGGATGGTTTACCATCTAAAGCAAATAGCTCTTTAAAATGAGTAATATAATACTTGCCTTGTTTATGTAATATGTGGCAAGACTGGTATAAAACTTTCTCTTTACGAGAAGATACTCCGATACGAGTTAGTGTTTCACGGACCTTTAAAAAATCATCCTGTTCGTTGAGTGAAACCTCAACAAACTTTGACAAATCAACCATATCATTTCCTTAATCCACCTATATCGGTTTTTTCTTTTAATTCTTGGATTTGGTCTTGAGTCAGTAACCGTCTAGCTTCACGAGCCTTTGAGTCTGAGAAATTGAAGATTTGCTTAATACATTCCAAATCATCGCTCTTTTCAGCTTTAGCCCACTTAGCAAACGGTCTCTTTTGAGACCTGACTGTATTTATAAGAAAATCACTTTGCAGTTTCTTGTCTAGGAAATGCCTACGATTCATCTCATTGGCATACATGATACAGTCTTTATGGTAGGAAAGGCTGCGGTTCACCAAGAAAGGTGTATATTCTTTCTCAGTAATTTCATCTACTATCAATTGCTTCTTGTTTTGCAAGATAGCGTTAACATAATCAAAAGGGTTCATAATATACTTTTTTGGAGCTTAACCTTGTATTTAGTATCCGTAAGATTTAGAGATTTTACGGCCGATTCACCGGCGGTCAATTTACTATCATCCGGATCAGGCCAACGGAATCAATAGTCACCAATAGCATGTAGTTAGCCAGCATGCCAAAAGATTTCCTAGTAAAAGCAGCCCAAGCATAGAGACTACAGCCGATGATCCAAATAGGATACAAAGTAAGTAGCGGTGGATTGGGTACAGATATAGCCATGGTAATCGAACAAGCAATACTAATACCCCAAGCAAGCAGCTCCACGCAGAAACGAAAACGATTTGTAGTGTAGTCATCTTTAATCCATTCTAATGTAGGTTTAAAAAAATCAATAATCATACAAACTCGCAATTGACCATTATTTCGGTCAAGCAAGCCACAGTATTAATCTCTTGGTCGGCAACGAATGCAGCCTTGTATTGATAGTCAGCAAGAATTAATACAGCCTGCGGAATAGATTGTGGTTTCATCACATCATACATTGCATCATATATTTTACGATATAGTGTATTTGAATCAATTTCATGTGTAGCAACCCATTTACGAATTGCAGTAAAGTCTTTATTTCTAATAAACTTTACAATTTCATCAATCGTGATATCGCCAATCTGTGCAAGAATACCTGTATCGATTTTACCAAACTGTGAATATCTTTGCAATTCATTAATGATGCGGCGAAAGTCTGGAAAGTGCTTCTTCACCAATTCAGCAATAACCTTGTCTTCATACTCAATAGATTCACTTTGTAAAACTGATTGAATTCGTTTAAAAAATGCAGAGGCCATCTTAGCCTTCTCACCATTCTTTAATCCAAAATCAATAACTGCACAGCGTGAGTGCAATGGTTCAATGATACGATTCTTATAGTTACATGTAAAGATGAATGAACAGTTGCCTGCAAATTCTTCAATTGCATTACGCAAGGCAGGCTGTGTAGAATTAGGATTTAGATAATCAGCTTCATCGATAATGATGACCTTTCGACCACCAGTTAAACTCATTGATGATGCATAATTTTTAATCTTGGTTCTGAATGTATCAATACCCGATTCATCAGAACCATTGATTACCATGAAGTCGCAACCTGTTTCGTTGCACATCGCTTTCGCTACTGTAGTCTTTCCAACTCCGGCGCCACCAGTCAGAAGAAGATTTGGAATCTGTTTTTGATTCACATACTCTTGAAACGGCTTCTTTAGCCGTTCTGGTAGAATACAATCCTCGATTGTCCGAGGACGATACTTTTCTGTCCATAACAAATGTTCCATAGGAACCTTTCACATAAATCATAATAAAAAATTAGTCACGCTCATTGAGGCGAGCAACAACTTCAAGGTAAGTATCAGTCACATTATATGTAATATTACCAGTGGTGAAGATACAAGTTACTGGTACAAGCTCAGTAATATTATCATCAGCATCTTTGTAAGTAATATAATTTTCAAATACAGTCACCACATGAGCAGGATTAATTGCTAATGATTGTGATGCATTACCTTCAAGTGCGTTGGTGAAGTATTTTAACATCAGGCAGCCTTTTCGAATTTACTACCTTGTTCAGTAGTAATCCAATATTGCAATGCTACATTCTTATTTTTGAAGTGCGAGATACCTTTTGAAGAAATGGAAACCTCATAAGTTCCAGGCAGAATCTTACTAACATTTTCAGTCTTAAAAATCATACGATACTTGTTACCATTTCCATCACCAATATCAAGTGCATCAGTATGAGCAGAGTCATTCTGCAAGTCAAGAGTAACAATACTCACCTTAGCACCATCAGAATCAATTGCAATCTGTGGTGAAGAAAGAACAGATGCCGCACGGAGAATCCAATCAAAATCTTCAGAAGTCAATGTGAATGTGATCTCAGCTTCAGGCATTGACAATGCTTTTTCTGGAGGTGTGTTAATCATTGTAGGATCACAAAAACGATACTTGATCTTAGAGCGACCTTTGTTACCAACGATGACAACATGTTTATCATCAAAATCAAATGAGGTATCATCTTTGTGGAGAGACACCACAGAGAGGAAGTTATTCAAATCATAAACACCAAAGTTTGTTGGTATTTCTTCATTGATTGTCACTTCAGCAAGAATGTTCTTGTGTGAAGAAACTGTTTTCAAAATCTTGCCTTGTTTGAAAAACAAGCCTTGATTAATTGTACCGAAGTTTTTCAGTACCGAGAGGGTGTCATTTGATAATTTCATAATTTAGTTTCCTTGTTTTTCAAATCGTGGTTATGTAAAGCCATAATTCCATAGTGTAACACTTTTAGGAGGTCTTTGCGGTTATAACCATCTTTTTTGCCGTATCGCTGGGCATATTTCATAATATTGCCAAGGCAAAAACCTTCACCATGGCCTGAATCAATAATAAATTCCGTAGCCTGAAATTTGTTTTGAGAGTAGTGTTCACTATATGTAGAGTCCACATACCCTTTCAATTCCTTTAGGATACGATCTTCACTATACTTGTATTCGGTCATAGTTTACCGGTATACTGAGCAACAGAAGGCATATTGCCTGTAAATGCATATGAACCAATATGCTGTGTTTTCATCCAAGGACACAAGTAGATTGTTCCACCCATCTTACGCCACATTTGACAAAACATATAATCTTCTGAAAGATATCGTTCTGAACCACCACCCGTGATACTATCTTTTGTATCGATAACTGTATCAAAGTAAGCGTGAATGTAACGTGTACCATCAAAGTTTGCTTGGCCAACGTGATCTGGTTTATACTTAATAGATGGATATTCAACTTCCATTTTCTCAAACACTTCACGTTTAACCATCATATAACCGGTACCAATTTCCATAACTTCAAGTGGTTCTGTTACTGTAAACTGTGAGGTGCCTTTTACAACATTAAACACATATTCACCAACAAGATTTTCAAGTTCTCTTGGATCTAAATCTGGATGAGTTCTTGCGGCTGCAGCAACATTACCCCAATTAATAGATTTCTTAGGATAAGGTCCACCAATTACATCTTTATCAAGAGCAAGTAGTGCTATTACATCTTGTGGATTATAATGAATATCGGAATCAATAAACAATAGGTGTGTGAAACCTGAGCGTAAAAACTCATCAACTAGGTAATTTCTAGCTCGAGTAATTAACGATTCATTAAACAGAAATGAAAACTTAGTTTCAATTCCATATTTTGATAAGGTTGTCTGTAAATCCAGAGCAGCCTTAACATATAAGCCATGAGCCATACCGCCATACATTGGGGTAGCAATAAACACTTTGTGTTTTTTTAAGTCTTCAACTTTAACTTCAATTTCCATAGTGATTCCATAAAATAAAAAAAAGGGGGAGTAACACCTATATGTATCACTCCCCCATCAAATTTCCTAAGAAATTTTAGGCAAAAGCACGACCACCTTGTGCTCGCACAGCTTGGATGCCAGCAGCGATAACACGCTTAGTTGGTGTACCAAGGCGGTAGAAAGAAACTTTCTCGCCATTTGAATTGATGCGTGAATTCAAATAGATAGCATTGCCTTCATTACGCAACTCATTCACAGTTGCCGAAGGATTTTTCACACCGAAAACAGATTGCATCTTAGCAGCTGTTAAAGTGTTATAACCATCTGTCTTTGACAAGTAGGCAAAGATTTTAGTTTTAGCGGATTTAGTCATTATATAACTCCATTTTTTGGTCTCACAGTAAGAATCATTTGAGAGGAGACCGATTCCCTCAAATTAGGTTGTATTATAACACTTTTTAACACAGGTGTCAAGCGTTTATGCGGCAAATAATAACTTATGCCGCAACACGTTCTTCAAGGCGAACTTGTCTATATGCAACAGCATCCATTGTACCCATTCTAGAATTCTCATCTTTATGGCAAACAGCACAATTTCCCACAACTGTACGGCCACCAATTGAATGTGCGATAATATGAGCACCCACAGCATCTTTAATACTTAAAGGTTTACCTGTTACCCAACATTTGTATCCTTGTTTGCGTAAAACTTCTTCAATAATACTAGAAGAAAAAACACGAACAGGATCTAGAAAGATAATACCACAATCATTGATATCCATTTCTTCAAGCAACCATTGTACGGATTTTTCTGATTTATATTGCTTGTCATGTACAGTTAAATAACCAACAAAAGCTTGACTGGCTGTACGAGTACCTTTATCATCAGTTATTAACTCTACCCGTTTAGGATTATCTTTACTAACAAAAGAATCCATAGCAGAACGAACAGAAAGATATAAAAGATTCCAATCGTTAACTTTAAAACCATTTCGACCAAAACACTTGATTAGGTACATATAGAAACGAGATACAACCGTAAATTCTTGTGTACTTAATGCTTGGCGAGAATTTGATTTTTTAGCTTTAGAATAATGTAACATAAAATCAAGAGCATCATTCACATATTTTTTATGTTTCTTTGTTAAGATATTATCTTTAGACCAAAGACCATTAGTTTTATCACCTAATTTAATGAAACAAGATTCAGTTTCATTATTAGAACATGTTAACCAATTTCCATTATCTTTATCTTTAACAAGAACGGTAAGGAATCGAGTAACGAATTCATCATCACGCAATCTAGAAGATGGTGATTGAAAACAATATTGTTTACGTTCACCTTTTCGATTATCATAATATTCAAATAATTCGTGGTATTTATTATTTAAATCACGAATTGGCCGAGATATTTCTCGGATAAAGTTGGCAACCAAATTGTCTTCGTAGGAATTTAACATGTCTTGGTGATTAACATCGGTTGTAATATTAGTGCGGCGGAAAATTTCTCCGGCCTGTTCATCTGTCATGTTTGAACCGTAAATTGTGAAACGCATTTTATATGCATTTACCATTTCTTTTACTGAGATTGGTAAATCTTTATAAAACATATTACCAACGTACACTATAACGCCATCAACATAACAAAAAGTATTTTTATTTGTTTTAAATTTATTATTGATAAAATCACGAATAGCACGTTTGCGGTGGCCACCATCAATAGAGCGGTAAGCAAATAAATTTTTATGAAGTGTGCGTAACTTCAATTCGCCGAAATCAAATCCACGAATTAAAGTATCAATGATACCTTGTTTTTTTGATAGTGATTCAACATCTGGTCTTTGACCAACGGGATCACATTCAATTTGTTCTTTTGAAATTGGATTTAACATTGTGCAAAAGGTTGCAACAGTTAATTCCTTGGTTGTCCAAGTCATATTCATAATTTTTTTATCCTAAAAAGGCTAAGTTTAAAACGCCCTAAAAAGGGCAAGGGGTGGGGGTATTCTCTTAATTAAAAGGGAATTTATTCACTTGTTGTTTCTTCAGGTACAACAACAGGTGGTGCATCAGGATTAATACCTGCATCAATTTTCGTATACAAGTCAATGAAACTTGCTTTTGTATCGTCATCAAAACGGTTCAAGCAAAGGTTGATAGCTTTGATTTTATCACCATGAATACCAAAGGTATTTACAATGTGTACCAAACGGCGTGTAGAAATCACTTCATCGCAACCACCATCCAAGAATGTTTTACGGATGGTATCTGCCCACATTACAAGTTTGTCGGCAAAATCATCATCTCCACGACCAACAGAATCCAATTCTTTCTTAATGATTTTCTTTTCAACATTAGTTGGTGGCCATTGTTGTTCATATGTATTAGGGAAACGCTCAAGGAACGCTTCGTTCAGAACATTGGTAAACATGTAACGACCATCATCTGAACCTTTACCTTTAGTATTTGCAGTAGCAAACACCGTAAAACCTTCAGTAGGTGTAATCAATTCACCTTTCTTTTTCAAC